ATAGATGAGTCACCATTAAACGAAGCACCAGACGAAGCAACAACTGACATCGAAGTTTATGAGTGCTATGTAAGATGTGATATGGATGGTGATGGCGTAGCAGAGCTAAGAAAAGTAATTGTAGCAGGGTCTAGTGCAAATGAAATACTAGAGAATATGCCTTGTGATAATATTCCTTTTTGTAGCTTAACACCTATTCCAATGCCTCATAGATTTTATGGTCGTAGTGTTAGTGAATTAGTTGAAGATGTTCAATTAATTAAATCGACAGTTATGAGACAGTTATTAGATAATATGTATTTAACTAATAACAATAGAGTTGCGATTATGGATGGCCAAGTTAATCTTGATGATTTACTTACGTCAAGACCAGGGGGTGTGGTTAGAACTAAACAACCACCATCACAAGTGATGTTCCCTATGCAAAACCAAACTATATCTCAACAAGCTTTCCCTTTACTAGAATACTTAGATACAATTAGAGAAACAAGAACTGGGATAACAAGATACAATCAAGGCCTAGACGCTGATAGCTTAAACAAAACAGCTACAGGGGTTAATGCGATTATGACTCAATCTCAAATGAGAATGGAGTTGATCGCTAGAGTATTTGCAGAGACAGGGATTAAGGATTTGTTTAGACGTATCTTTGAATTAACTTGTAAGTATCAAGACAAAGAAAGAGTTGTAGAATTAAACAATCAATTCGTACCTGTAAAACCTACAGAGTGGAAGAATAGATTTAATATTTCAATTGTTGTTGGATTAGGTAGTGGATCAAAAGAACAACAAATAGTAATGCTAAATAATATTTTAGAAAGACAACTACAAGCTTTCCAATTGCAAGGCAATAGAGAGTTCCCAATGGTTAGTCTTAAAAATATTTATAATAGTTTAGCAAAAATTATAGAAAACGCTGGTTTAAAAAATGTCGAAAACTATTTTGTTAATCCAGATATGGGTAAATCAATGATGACTCCACCACCAGAGCCACCATTAACACCAATTGAAAAAATTGAATTTACTAGAATACAAAGTGAAGAAAAACGTAAAATAGCAGAGTTAGAATTAGAAAACAAAAAACTAAGAGCTGACACTGCAGAAGCTATTTTAGGTTTTGAAACTAAAATTAAAGAATTAGAATTAAAATATAATTCACAAATAGACGTAGCAAAATTAAAAGCAGACGCAGATCTTGAGAAGTTAGTTACAAACAATAGAAATAAAACTTTTTTAGAAGCACAACGAAGCGCAGAGTCACTAGAAAAACAAGTGAGTAACTTAAATGATGGACCAGGACAAGCTCCAAGAGGAAGTCAGCCAGTCGAACAAGGCTAAACAACTCTTTGAAAATCCTTTATTACAAGAGTCTTTTGATAAATTAAAAAAAGCTTATCAAGATAGTCTATTTAGTACTGGTGTAAAAGAACAAGAAACTAGAGAAATGCTTTGGTTGGCCTATAACATTGTAGGCAAAGTAGAACAAAATTTAAAAGAAGTTATTGATACAGGTAAATTAGCTTCTAAACAATTAGAAGATTTTAGAAAAAGTATCAAAAACAAAAAATTCTAAACAATCAAGTTTAGGATAAGTCAACCTACACAACAGGAACTTAACTTAAAGGAGAAAAGTATGGCAGACAATTATGCTAATCCATTAAAGGAAGCTGAAACTGATATACAAAGAGCAACAAAAACAATAAGTGGTCTATTAAACCCTGATGAGAATAAAAAACAAACTCAAGAAGATGGTGAGCCACCCCAAGAAGAACAAAATTCCCCTGGTCCAACCGATGAGGAATCTCAAATAGAAGATCAACCTCAGGAACAGGAAACAATGGAAGAAGAATCGCAAGAAGAAACTTCCGAAGAAGCAACTCAAGATGAAGAACAATCTGAGATTCAAGAGAAACAAGAGTCCCCATTACACAAAGTTAAAGTTAATGGACAAGAATTCGATGTTACCCTTGATGAATTGAGGAATGGTTACTCAAGAGATGCCGACTACCGACAAAAAACTGAAAATCTTGCTATGGAACGAAAGCAATTACAGTCAGAGTCGGAAAAGCAAAGACAAGACTATTCTAATAAGTTGAATGAACTTAATCAAATGGTGTCTTTAGCCCAACAAGAACTAAATCAAGAAAAAAATAACATTGATTTAGAAAAGTTATACGAAGAAGATCCAACGGAAGCGATGAAGATTGAACATAGAATGAAAAAAAGACAAGAACGTCTTGATCAAGCTATAGAAAAGACTCAAAGCGAACAACAAAAACAATTTGGAGAATTTTTGAAAGATCAAGAACGTAAATTGGTATCTAAGATGCCAGAGTTTAGTGATCCTACAAAAGCATCTAAATTAAAATCTTCTATGAAGTCAACTTTAAATGCTTATGGTTTTAATGACCAAGAAGTAGCACAAGTTTATGATCATAGAATTGTTATGTTGGTGAACGATGCTATGAAATTTAGAAATATGCAAAGTTCAAAACCAGGTTTAGCAAAAAAAATATCTAAACCAGGTAAAGTTTTCTCAAGTGGGGTTAAAAACGAAAAAAGCGATATAAGTTTAGCGAAGCGTAAGGAAAAGTTGAGTCGTCTAAAAAAAACTGGGAGCATCAAAGACGCTACTAGTATTTTCTTAGATATGATTAACAATAAATAACCTCAATAGGAGAATATTATGGCACAGGTAACTGGAACATATAGTCAATATGACGCTAAAGGATTGAGAGAAGATTTATCGGATCTGATTTACTCAATCTCACCTACTGATACACCTTTCATGAGTGGTATTGGTAAAGAAAAAGCAACAGCTGTTCTTCATGAATGGCAAACGGACGCTTTAGCAGGAGCTTCTGCAACAAACGCACAAATAGAGGGTGATGAGATTTCTTTCGCAGCACCTACTGCTACTACTAGAGTTAATAACAGAACTCAGATTTCAAGAAAATCTGTAATCGTTTCTGGTACTTTAGAAAGTGTATCAAAAGCTGGTAGAAATAATGAATTAGCTTATCAAATCTCAAAAGCTTCTAAAGAGCTAAAAAGAGATATGGAAAGTTCATTAACAGCTAACAACTCACCAGTTGTTGGAGATGACTCTACAGCTAGAGAACTTGCTGGATTAGCAGGTTGGATTCAACAAAACGTAGATGCAGGCGCAGGTGGTGCAAATGGTCAAGTATCTGGTGCTGACGTACCTGGTACTGCTAGAACTAATGGCACTCAAAGAGCATTTACTGAATCTCAATTAAAATCAGTAATCAAAAAATGTTGGGATGAGGGTGGTGATCCGTCAATGATCATGCTTGGTTCTTTCAACAAACAAGTTCTTTCTGGTTTTACAGGTGGATCAACTAGATTTGACCCAGCTGAAAAC